ATATTATTTAGAAGCACTGAAAGAAATTAGAGCAGCACATGATGCTTTACTTAAGAATGAATTTCAACAAGCATATGACCATTGTCTAAACTCGCAGACAGAATTGCGTTTAATGGGCTTATCAGTTAAAGGCTGGATACCTGTGGAGGAAGAATGATTGAAGCTATAGTTAAACCTACACCTCTAGACAACGATGTTGCTGTTGTAAAAATACTACAACTTATGGGTCAGTTAAGCGTGCATGATATTAGCTATGTTTTAAGTGTAGCTAGGCAAGTTTATGATGCAGTGGCAGTGGCTGAGGAAAAATCGTGAGTTTTACAATCATGCAGCATGATGGCATGAAAGCAATTCAATGGTTCAATACCGTTGATGACCTGTTAAAATCTATGTTAGCTAACCCAAAAGATACCTACCACAGGAACAAATCATGACTGCATGGTCTTATTCTAGTATTACTTTATTTGATCAATGCCCTAAGAAGTATTACCATTTAAGGGTATCCAAGGATATTAAAGAGCCTGAATCTGAGGCTATGAATTATGGTAAAGACCTACATCTTGCCGCTGAAGAACATATCCGAGACGGTAAGCCATTACCAGCTAAATACGCTTTTATTCAGGATATGCTGGATAAGTTAAAGGCAGTCCCGGGCGAGAAGTTATGTGAGAATAAGCTAGCAGTTAAGATTGTAGATGGTGGCAAACTGGCGCCTTGTGACTTCTTTGATAAACAAGTTTGGTATAGGGGTATTGCTGACTTAATTATTCTAGACCGAGATAAACAAGAAGCCCGAATTATTGACTATAAGACAGGCAAGACGGCAAAGTATGCGGATACTAAACAGTTAAAACTACTAGCCGCTTGCGTATTCACGCACTACCCTGAGATCAAAATTATCAAGGCTGGTTTATTATTTGTAGTATCTAAAGAGTTTATTAAAGAAGAATATAGCACGCACCATAGGTTAGCTTACTTTGAATCATTTAAACCCCTTGTAAATCAATTAGATATGTGCATAGAAAATGGTGTATGGAACCCCAAAAGAAACTTCACTTGTGGGAAATTTTGCCCTGTGATATCCTGTGACCACAATGGAAGGAATTAAAGATGGCAACTAAACGAAACTACGCACAAGCGGCTAAGTATGAAGATACCCCTGAACAAGTTAAGCATAGGGAAGAACGTAATAAGCTACGCCGTAAGCTGTTAAAAGAAGGCAAAGTTCACAAGGGTGACAAGAAAGATGTAGCCCATAAGAAAGCATTAGACAAAGGTGGCTCATCTAAAGATGGTTATTTTGTACAGGATAGAAGCGGTAACCGCTCATTCGATAGAGATTCAAAAGGTAACTTACTTAGTGAAATTAGTCCTAAGGAAAGAGCTAAGAAAAAGAAATAAAAGTTTATTTGTATAGAGTCACAGGATAGGGTATGAGTGCCTAGCTGACTCGGGAAGCGATTCCTCATAGGGTAAACCATATCAGTTAGTAATTGGTCTTTGTAGCGTACCTTTACGGGAATATATACGCAACCTTTCAACCGAACGAACTAACGGACACTGGGAAAGACTAGATAAATTATAAGGCTTGAAGTGGACACCACTTTCAGGCTAACTTGCATCGGAGAAAGTATGGAAATTATTGATAACAAAGCAGTATTGCTTAAGGTACGTGACCCTGAACGTATTACATCAGTCATACCAAAGAGTAGGCTAATGACTACAGTAAGTGAAAACCACCATGAAGTTCTTGTCTATTGGGGTTTAGAGGAAATGCAGGTACTAAAGAATTTAAAGATACAGAAAGTACCCTCACCCATCAAAGGTAAGTATATTTGGCCCGGTCAGTACAAACCTTTTGAACACCAAAAAGAAACTTCAGCTTTTCTAACTTTGCATCGCAGGGCATTTGTATTTAATGAGCAAGGTACAGGTAAGACTGCTTCAGCTATATGGGCGGCAGATTACTTAATGAACGTGGGGTTAATTAAACGAGTGTTAATTGTTTGCCCGTTATCCATTATGGATGCTGCTTGGCGTGCAGATTTGTTTACCTTTGCTATACACCGCAAAGTAGATACTGCCTATGGCAATAGAGAGAAACGCCAAAAGATTATCCAAAGTGATGCTGAGTTTGTAATTATTAACTACGACGGTATCGAGATTGTAGCTAAGGAAATTGAAGAAGCGGCGTTTGATTTAATTATTGTGGATGAAGCTAACGCCTACAAGAACCCAACTACAAATCGTTGGAAGGTCTTTAACTCACTAATTAAACCTACTACTTGGTTATGGATGATGACTGGTACACCGGCGGCTCAATCCCCTGTAGATGCTTATGGTATTGCTAAACTAATTAACCCAACCGGAGTGCCTAAGTTCTACTCACACTTCAGAGACCAAGTCATGCAAAAAATATCTATGTTTAAGTGGATACCTAAGCCAAACTCAGAAGATGTTGTACATAAACTACTACAGCCTGCAATACGCTACACCAAAGAACAGTGCTTAGACTTACCTGAGATTACCTATCAAACTAGGGAAGTACCACTAACTTCGCAACAGCAAAAATATTACGATATCCTACGCAAACAGATGTTAGTCAAAGCGGCAGGGGAAGAAATCACAACTATCAACGCCGCCGCAAACTTGAACAAATTACTTCAGCTTTCATGTGGTGCAGTCTATTCGGATACTGGTGAGATTGTAGAGTTTGATGCTAGTAACCGCTTGAAAGTATTGAAAGAAGTTATTGACGAGTCTAGCCATAAAGTATTAATATTTGTACCATTTAGGCATGCCATTGAAGTGATTAGGGAAAGCCTTGAGCAAGACGGATATACAGTAGACCTTATTCATGGTGGGGTACCAGTTAATAAACGCACCGAGATTTTTAAGAAATTTCAAGAAACGCCAAACCCAAGAGTACTTATCATTCAACCACAGGCGGCTAGTCATGGTGTTACACTACATGCCGCAAATACAATCGTATGGTGGGGTCCGATTACATCTTACGAAACATATGCACAGGCTAATGCTAGGGTACACCGTAGTGGGCAAAAGAATCCTTGTACAGTAATTAGGTTAAAAGGGTCAGGCGTAGAAAAAAAGTTATACGAAGCACTCCAAAATAAGCAAGATATCCAAGGAAGCATAATGGCGTTATACGGGGAACTACTTAGTTGACATTGTTAAGAGTTGGTGTATACTTAACAAAAAAGAGGAGGAAGTATGAGCGAACAAATACAAGCTGATAGGCTAGCTGGTGCGTACATAAAAATGCGTGATAAGCGTAGCCAACTTCAGAAAGAATTTGATGAGCAAGACAAGAAAATAGAAGCCCAAATGGATATGGTTGCAGAGGAGTTATTAAAGCTATGTAAGACCATTGGTGCGGATAGTATTAAGACTCAAGCGGGTACAGTGTTTAGGTCTGTGAAGACTAGGTATGAGACGACAGATTGGGAACATATGTACGAGTTTATTAAAGAGCATGACGTACCCCAAGTTTTAGAACGTCGTATTAGTACCACAAATATGAAGCAGTTTTTAGATGAAAACCCAACGCTAATGCCTGTTGGCATGAATGTTAACAACAAGTACACAGTTACAGTTAGGAGAAAATAACAATGGATAATTCACCATTGACCGTGCAAGAAGTAATGAAGCTATTACGTGTTTCTTCACAAACGATTTACACTTTATGCAGGGCAGGTAAACTACCACATTTCAAGGTAGGAAACAAACTGCGCTTTCACAAGGCAGATATTTTAGCTTTAACAAACACAACTAAAGGAGAAGTAACTCATGGCTAACGAACTTAGCATGTTAAAAGGAAACCTACCAGCCCACTTACGTGGCGGTGTGGATGAAACAACAAGAGCATTGATGGGCGGTGGTGGTCAAAGCGGTCCGAACATCAAACGTATTTCCATTAAAGGTGCTGTATTCCGTATGATGGTCGATGGCAAAGAAGTTGCTCAAAATGAAGAGCGTGCTATGAACGTAATTATTGTGGGTGCGGCTCAGCATAACTCCCGTACTTTCTACGAGGGTACATTCTCTGAAGGGCAAGGCGCTAAAATGCCTGATTGTTTTTCTGACAACGGGGCTACACCAAACCCAAAGAGCACAGCACCACAATCTGCATCATGCAAAGATTGCCCACAGAACGTAGATGGTTCACACAATAGCGGTAAGGGTCGTGCTTGCAGATTTAGCCGTCGTTTGGCGGTTGTACTGGAGAATGACCAGCAAGGTGATATATTCCAATTAACCCTACCAGCGCAGTCTATCTTTGGTAAGGGTGAGAACGGCAAAATGCCTTTGGAAGCCTATGTTCGTTTACTCGGTACAAACAATGTATCAGTTACTTCAGTAGTTACAGAGATGCGTTTTGATACGGGTAGTGCAACACCAAAACTTACTTTTAAGGCTATGCGTTATTTGGAAGAAGACGAGTTTGGTAATGCTCATGCTAAAGGAAAGACACCCGAGGCTAAAGCAGCTATTGGTCAAACCGCCGCCGCTATTGATGGCGCACCTCAGATTCAAGCTAAGCCTGTTGCTAAAGTTGAACCAGCTGTGTCGGAAGAAGCCACACCTGAACCAGTAAAACGTGCTAAGAAAACTGAAGCGGAAACGCCTAAGGATATTAACGCTGTCCTAGACGACTGGGCATAA